TAGTTTGCGTGGTTGGGTCTGTAACCGAAAATGTGTTCATGATTTCCGGTGGTGCACCTACGTTTACAATTTCTCTAATTGGGTCTGGTATGGGCTTAGATGGGTCATTTTCTACATAAGCGTTAACCACAACTGTGTTTGCTCGCTGTATGTTTGTTAAGGCTTCAGCGTAATCTTTTTCTTTTGGAATAGATTCTTTTTTTACAATAAACTTGCCTTGAATTTGGTTTTCCAAGAAGTTTGCTAATGATATACCTGCAAAGTTTTTAAGGTCTTGTATGCCTCTTGCGTGATATACATAGGGGCGCGTCATTTGGTATGTGTTATTGGTTGTGCCTTTGGTTAACAATACAGAGTTACCATCAAAGAACACATAAGGTAGATAGGTGTAGTCTGTTTCTTCATATTCTAAAACCTGGTTTTCTATTAACCTGTAGCGCACTATCTTTTCTAAGGTTGTCCAACGTGGTTTACCTACAACAATTGGCAACTGTTCGATATAACCTTGTTCTTGCCAATGCTCCGCCATTTTTTCATAATCTTTCATGGTCATGGTGCGACCATCAGCCAACTGTACAATACGTTTTCTGTATTTACGTTTTTCAAAGTAATCGCATACAAGCACAATTTTATCGTCATTTAAGTTACAATATGACCAGTTAAACCCTTCCATATCTCTTAAAAACGTCATGCCTTTTAGGTCTGCGTCAGAGTATTCACGTTCAAACTCTTTGCGTGTCATGGGAAATAACTCAAAACAATACTGGCCATCACCCTTATGTGGCGTGCGTGCCGATGGGTCAAAGCCGCATAACGTTGGGTCAAATACACGATTTAAATATATTTGTTGATGAAAGCTCATAGGGCTTGCGTAATCTGTGTAAACTTTACCTACGCTAAAACCACCCCCTAAACAATCTTTATAAATACTGTAGCTAAAACTGTCTTTGTTTGCCGTGTAATAGATATGTCTTACATGGTCTTCAATGATTTGTAGTAAATCAGGAGATATTGGTACGCCTTCAGCAGGTGAAACTATAATACTAGGCTCTTGATTGGCAAATTCTCCTAGCAACCTAGATATATAAGCCTCAAGAATATTAAATTCTAATGCAGGGCGTTGTAATTGATTTAATGCCGCACGTTTGCGTTCATCAATAGACTTATTAAAAATATAATTACGAAACTCGTGATAACGTTTATAGTTATCCTCAAAATATTTATAAGAGTCGCTTACGTTTTCCTTAATTCGATGCAAGTTATCCTGTGCCGTTTTATTCACCTGTACCATAAAATATCCCTTTAGCTTGTATTTGTAATAACTGTGATTGCAAAATTGTACCAGCAATCTGGTTGCTTTGTGAGTTATTTATTATTGCACTAACAGGCTGTGCAAACGTTAAACATAGCGAGTCTGCTGTATCCGATGAACGTAACCCACGCTTCTTCATTTCTTCTTTTTTTTCCATGGTGAGGCGCGAATTGCTATCTATCCTATAACGTATGCCGCAAATATCGCTATGAAGCTCATCACTATCAGGAATCTTACAAGGCTTATCATTTAACCAATTTTTTAGTTCCGCCCACATTTCTGCGCGTTTGTTCCTATATTTATACTGGTCTAATGCTGTACTACCTGCATTAACACCGACTATTATTTCACCGTAACCTAATTCTTTCAAACGGTCAACAATTCCAGCACCTAAGCCACCAACATCAATGAATACTTTAGCAGGTTTTTCGTTAACAATAATTCTATGTACAAGCCCTGTTATTTCCATAGTGTCTTTTTTAATATGTGTTTCCAAACCAAAAGCAACTCTGCCTTTCCTTCGGATAATAGCTGTACGGTCAGCACCAAAACGAGCTGGGTCAACCCCGATGAGTAAAGGGCCGAAAGAATCGTTATAAAGTGTTTTTCGTGCTTCCATAACCAGTTGAGTATCAATAAACGTATCTTCACCGCTAAGCTGAAACGCTTCTGCGCTATTGCATGGATATTCTTGCATGAATGAACGCTCACCATCTATCCCGTTAACGCTAAATTCGGTTATTTTGTATCTTCGCCAAGCAATTTGTTCTTTAGTTAGATTATATTGTTCAGCAAGACGTTCTTCGTCACTTGTCATAGTGAAGTTGTTATCAGGCGTAGAAACGTATTCTTCTTGCCAGAACCATGGCACAAAGATTGCTATAAATTCAGATTCGCCAGCTTCTGCTTTTTGCCAAGTTTGATGAAAGAAATTTCCTACGCCGTTAGCTGTAGATTCTAATATAATTTCGGTGTTTGGTGAATTAGGTACGGCCTGAAATATTCCTTTTGCATGTTCACTAGCATGTGCCCAAAACGCAACCTCAGAGCCATGCAACAATTGTATGGTACTAGAGCGTCCTGTGGCTTGGTTTTCCGCTGTACCGAGCTTATAACCGCTATCTAGCTTACCAAAGATTAGCTCTTTAGCGTTAGATGTTGTAACTTCTGGTTTAATCAGGGCTGGAGTGTTTTCATAATACCTTTGCGCCATTTTATATAAGTTTTGTGTAGCATCCATAGCATGAGTTAATATAAAAGCTTGTGTGCCAAAACGATGTATTACTTGATGATAAAATCTTGCGCCCACTAATGTACTGCAACCTTGTTGACGGCCTTTAAGTATTACAGCACGCACCTTACCTGTCTTATTGCGTTGTTCTTCAAGCTTTGCATGTATATAAAGTTGTGCTCTGTTTAATGTTAATGCTTGTATTTGTCCATCTTTACTGCGTATTTTTAAACATTTATTAGCAAAATGAGTAAAATCATCTTTTAGTTTCTGACGTATTGCGCGCTCTTTGTCTGACATAGCCATATAGTATATTAACTCCTTTTATTTGATTGTATCTTTTAGTATACTGCTGTTGTTTAAATTATTCTATGGAAAAAACAATGACTGATTATAGTGTTGAGCATAAAAAATATATTATCGATTTATCTCACAAAATATTAGAAGAAATACACAATAATGTTAAAAAACAAGACGTTGATGAACCTTCGGAGTTAGCATTTGATATAATAGAAAAAACCGCTATTTTGCTTATTCTTAAAGGCATTAAACTTTATGTTCAGCCACAAACTTATGATAACGCTATTAATTCTGTAATACATATGATTAAAAGCACTTCTTATGATTATTTTGATAACTGTGAGGTTAATAATGAACAACACTAAAGAGCAATTGTTAGATTCTTTAAATAAAATAGCTACTGAGTTGTTAACCGCTATAAACAGCACTGTAGATAATGAACACTCACAACCAAAACACAAAGTTGGTGATATTGTTTTTATTGCTTCAAGCCATGGGCCATTGCAGTTACCAATTCATAGTATTACACATTTTCATACTAAAGATGGTTTAGAGTACCAGTACGCTTTTGAAGGCTATACATCATTACCAGCTACTGAAGTATACGACACATTAAACCAACTAGCACATGCGCAAATACAGTATTGGAAACAACATCTTGACATGAACGGTTTATGCGGAAATGGCTAAATTATACTTCTATTATGCCGCTATGAATGCGGGTAAAAGCACGGCTTTGTTACAATCTGTACATAATTACATAGAAAACAAACTTAGTCCTGTATGGTTAATGCCTAATTTGGGAAATGGTGAAGACAACATCAAATCACGTTTAGGATTAATGCGCAAAGCAATTGTGTTTAACAAGGATACCGACCTTTTCACCTATATAAAGCTGTTAATCAAGACGGAGCCAATTGACTGTATACATATAGATGAAGCGCAATTCTTAACTAAACAACAGGTGTTTCAGTTAGCAGACATTGTTGACTACATAGGTATACCGGTGCTTTGTTATGGTTTACGCACAGACTTTAAAGGCGAGGTATTCGAAGGTAGCCAGTATTTGCTAGGGTTAGCTGATAAATTACAGGAGATTAAAACCATATGCTTTTGTGGAAGCAAAGCTACTATGACATTACGTGTAGATAAAAGCGGTAATGCTATAAAAGATGGCGACCAAGTTGTTATAGGTGGCAATGAGTTATACACGTCTATGTGTAGGTTGCATCACAAAGAACATATGAAGTTAATGTTAGACCTTGCTGCAATACAAGCAAACGAGGTAATGTTAAATGACACTAACTAAATTTGAGTTAACTGGCGTCATTGGGTTGTCATTGATGGTTGGCCAATTTATAGGCTATGCAATTGCTGTAATTTATTTACATAAAAATGGAATGTTAAAATAATGACAAAAAATACTAAATCAATAGAAAAACTTTTTGCAATTCAATACTATGATAAAAATGGAAAACTTTTAATAAACACATTCCACGAAGATATTAGTGAAGAAGAAATAAGAAAAAAATTACAAATAAAATATGGTGTTTTATCTGGCGAATGGATTATAGAAGATTTCTCTAGCAGTACAGTAAAATAGTAACACATAATCCACAATAGCCGAATCTTAAATCCACGATAGACGTTTTGTAAATCAAGAAAGGTATTGTCGACATATAGCTATAGTATCGACATATTATAAAATCGTGTTGATTAATTAACGTTTTTTAGACATAATGCAATGCAGCAAAATAGGGAGGCAAGTTAAATCGCTTCTTGCTTCCCGCCCCACAATCTTCTAGTGCCTACTTAGGTCTAGCCGCAAAGTACTCTCTATCTAGCTTTTCAACTGTTTCATCACGGTACGGCAAATATCCCCACCATGTAGGATAATCACAATTCTTAGGCCATCCAGGCTGTGTTACCGTGTCCAGTACCTTGCTATCTTCTGCCAACTTAGTTTTGTCTAACATACTATTAAACCCGCAAACCCACTAAAATATACATTGTAGACTAGATACTATAGATGGTATACATCCTGTACTAGATATTATTAGGGTGATGAATATATAAGATTATGGTGGGAAATATATACTGGCTTGTGAGGGAGGGTGATTAAATTTAAAACACGTTTTTGATGATTAAAAATTATATTTGGAATTTATGGGAGGGTACTAGCAATAATAATTTCAATCCAAAAAGGGCAACCGTTTTTCTACAGACATTTCCATTCAGTCATATTTCTACAAAAAATATAAATTTTATACAAAAAGGGGAATTATCCCCTCATCTCTATGCCATTCTTGTCTAGTTTTAATGCTGAACCATCGTCGAACATGAACACGTGATAAGAGCCTCCTATCTCGCATCTAGAGCCATTGTTGGCCATGTTAACCAGTGCATACTCTATTGCACCGCTTAAGCTCCTGCGCTCACTGATTATCTCTTTATATAGCTTATATGCTGAACTCATGATTACCCTCGTATTGTTTGATTAACTATATGCATTATACATGATTAACTTATCATGTCAACACATTACAATCAAATAATATAATTAATTGGCCAAGAACCATAATCTTAATCATCGCAACCCAAATATTTGACCTCACCAGAAGCTCTACAAGACACGTTCTCATGTCGGGTAATACATTTGTTCAAGAAATAAAAAAAGCCCGTGATGGGCTTCTATGGCGTTTGCTGTATTATTCTAGGTCTTTTAGTGCATCTTCATGCTTAACAGTGACTGTTTGCTCTATTTGTTGCTTGTCACCATACACTTTTGGCACTAATTTAGATGCTATAAACTTACGTGTATCAGCAATTAATCTTTGTGAAGCAGTATATCCCGGGTCAACTCGCTGATTCCCATCTGCATCTACATAATAACTTTTCTCTTTTGCTATTTTATCCAATTCTTCAATCATTCTTTGTGCTTGTATCTGCTTAGCTTTCGCGTAGTTATGCGAGAAAGCATCATTTCTATACAACCAGTCATAAATAGTCCTAACAGGCGGTAATTCATACATTTTTACTAAATCTTCTAAACTTTCAGTATGTGTTGCAACAATTGAGCAAATTTTATCACCTAATTCTTGTTGATATTCACTCAATTCATTTTTAAGCATCTTTTTTACTCCAGTGCGATTTTCTCTTTGTCTTAACAGTATCTAGCCCAGCATCCACATTTTGTGCATTTTGTGTATCTTGCTCTACTTGCTCAATAAAACCAGTGCCAGCACACATTTGACACTTTTTTATCATGCTACCCAAGCCTTTAATCTTCTTTTGTCCCTGACACACATAACATCTTTGATACATAGTTACTCACAATTTCTGTTTATAAGTTTGTTATCAAGTCTAGAATACATCATAAAATCAACAATGTTCTTATCTGATAACTTTTGCACTATCTGCTTTATAACCTACAGTTTACAAGTAAAACATCTTATACGCAAATA